TACTGTGTGAGAAATTTTACGAGTCACGAAATCAAGACCGCGACGACTACCTTCATGATTGAACAGCCAGCCTTGAACAGCGTAGAGGTTATAAGACTCCCTGTAGACACGTACAAGGTGCCTAGCTGCGCATTTGGCTGCGCCGTAAGGGCTTTGTGGTCGCAGGGGATGATCTTCGTTTTGAGGGTTTGTTATGACATCACCGAACTCTTCGCTTGATCCAGCATTATAAAATTTACAATCAGGAACAAATCGACGAATTGACTCAAGAATATGTAGTACTGCATCTGCGTCTGTATCCCATGTTTGAATTGGATAATTCCAACTACCTGCGACAAATGATTGCGCCGCAAAATTGATAAAGTAATCGGGTTGAATATCAAGTATCACATCGCGCATACTGTGCGCATCATTTAGATCCATGTCAATCAAGTGAAATCGCGGCGCATTTTCTAGATGCAGAATATTCTCGTGATTTTTAACGCTCAACCTTCTCACTGAACCATATATTTCATGATCAGTATTCTTTAATAGATAATCGACCATATGACTTCCATCTTGGCCAGTGACTCCTGTTACTATTATTTTTTTCATTGTTAGATAATAGAATTACACGGGGGAAATTAAAGTTATATATGAACAAAAAGCGGTTGTGGAATTTTGTATATATTTTCTTGAGGTATATTTGATAGACAGTCTCTAAAGTATAAAAAATCTCCATTATAAGATGTATGATTAAATCCTGTCGATCGAGCTATTTTTGTTGAAACCACTGCTGAGCCCATATCTATAATTCCTTCTTGTATTTTATTATTCATACAAAAAAACCGATCTTTTGGTATGTTGTGTATTTTGTGGTCAAATTTTTGAATATAATCAAAGAATATGAATTCCGAATCAGGAGTCAAGTGGATTGCGTCTTGAATATTTTCTACTAAAGTTGGTAGATAGTAATTATCTCCATTTGTTATTAAAATAAAATCCGAGTCTTGAATTGGGTTTAGTAGTCCGTGACGCCTTAAAGAGTGGCCATAGTCATTGAATCTTTGTTTTGTTGATTCTAGATATACCTGATCTGACAGATAGTCGTTTTTATATAAATCGTCTTTAAGAATATCAAATTGGTCGCACTCTCCATCATGGATGATTCTCAAGAACCAATCTTTAGATGTCTGCGATTTGAAGCTATTGATTAAACATTTTAAGTTCCAGCCTTGCCCATATGTAACGCAGATTATTTCAATCATTTGTGAATAAAGAATACATCTTTTCTTTCATTTTGGTGTTGTTTGAATTCGCTGCAAACAGGTTCTCCCATAATAAATTTGCAAGGTTGAAGCTGTGATCGAAGAAGATATTGAAGTATCCACATGTCCGCATTAAATTGAGGGTTTTTCATGGATTCCCTGATTTCACAGAACTTGTCATAAAATTTAAGCATGTTATTGTATATGCCGCCGACCACACCCATGTTGATCAAATCCCAAGAATCATAATTGATCATAAACAGAACCAAGTCTTCAAAGTTAAATTCTTGATGAGCTTTGAGATATGGAAATTGATTGAGTTTGATGCTGTCTTGACACGCAAAATAATCTATTGTGGGATTTTGTTTGATTAGATCGATTGGGTCTTTTACAACTGTTACATCTGACGCATCATTGTGAAACACAACATCAAATTTATTTTCTTGCAAAAAATCTCTGAAACAAAAAAATCTATAATCATTATTACTATATTCAAAATCACCGACTTTTATGAATTTTATTTTATTTGTGGTATATTGTTCTACAAATTGATCTGATAAATTGTCATGAAAAACAAAGCCATTTAATTGCAGTTTGTTGACTGAATCGTACCACGGTTTGATATAATTGATTTCATTGTTTGATACGTGGCCATCTAAGTTTCGTCCGACGACTGCATTATCTTTTGGGTCATTTGGGTGAATCTTTTTAGAAAAATAAGATGTCAATAGCGCAAGATTCATTTCAACTTCAATATTGCATTTCTTGTTTCTTTTGTCATTGGCAAAGGAAGTGAGTTTTTTGCTATTTTAAAAAAGCCCCATTCGTCGTGTTCAATTGCATCAATTGCGTCGTTACTTGGAAAAATGAGGTCGTCAATTTGCATCGAGTATAGCGCGAAGTATTTACCTTCTTTTGCTTCGAAATCATCGAGAAACTTTATTTCTTTGTTTGCACGAACACCAGTCTCTTCAAGAAACTCTCTTCTTGCTGCGTATTCAGGATGCTCTCCAGAGTCAATCATTCCGCAGGGCATAGACCAGTGGCCTGAAAAGCTGTGGCAATTTTTGCTGCGCCGCCCAAGTAATACAAGATCTCTAAACTGCGCGACAATTCCTGCCGCGATGTATTCTTTAGTCGAGGAAATCATCTAGAACTTGCTTCTTTTGCCAGTGTGGACAACCGTCATATTTCATACTAACAATTTTGTCCCCATCTTCAAGCTCAAGTTCGTGCTTATTTTCTGGAAAGGCTGTTTTTTTAACGTTTCCGTCCGCATCTTTTAGCGCCCAATATTCTCGCGGCTTTCGAAATGGACAAATGAACGCCTTGATTGGCTCACCATTATCATCAAGCACAGGTTGTCCGCGGGACATTTTGTATCCGTCTTTACCGCAAGCAAGTGGACCTCCGAATGTACCATCTCTTGGGTAGTCTTGTTTTGCTGCTAGATTACTTTTCGCCGCTTCTTCGTCAAAGTTATCAAGATAGCTCTGGAATTGTGTGAGTTGATGTTCAAAGCCGTCAAGTTCTTCTGCTGTAATTTTATCCATTTTCATCCTACCTTTTCCTGTTTTGCCTAGCAGATCAGTTTCTAAATCAAAGCGTAAAAACAAAAACTCACTTTGAGGTTCGGTTTCGGGCATCAAATGTTTTATCGCAAGACAGTATATTAAATTTTGCAGATTGTCAGTTATTTCTTTTCCTTTGAATACTGATTTGCTGCTTTTGAAGTCTCGAATGATTACTGAATTATCTTTGTATACGAATAGTTTGTCGATGTATCCACGAACTGCATATTTTATTCCTTCTTCTGGTCGATCAATTTCAAGATCAAAAAAGCGTTCTGATTCCGCAATCTTAGGTTTTTCATTTTCGTCCCCAAAGAAATCACATCTTAATCCATTAACAATCATTTCATCAATGAGTTCAAGATTTTCTGGATCATTTACTGTCAACTCTTCTGCTTCTTTTTTGACTTGTGTAGCAACAGTCTCAGTGTTCCAGATTGTACCCTCTTCTACAATATTATCAAACTCGTCACGATGATGATCGCCAAGCAGTTCGAAAATGTTGTGGCAGATTGTTCCTCGGCTTGATCCATCATTGCCTGCATCAGGCAGTTTTAATTTATAATTGCACCAATAAGTCCAACTACATGTTTGTGCGGTTTTTATTCTACTGGCAGATAATTTTGTTATTTTACTCATCGATTATAATTTTTTTGTTTTTTAATAAAGTTTTAGGTAGGGATTTGTATATTTCATTTATCTTTCCAATGATCATTGTTTGTTGCTTTTTGACATCAATTGATTGTAGTTTATTTGACCACTCCGAAAAATCATCATTGTTCATGTCACCAAAGTCTTTTTGTGTGGGTAAACATATTTTAATTTTTTCAGGATTATAATAGTTCAATAATTTTAAATAGTTTTTTATGCTCGCTTCTAATCCTCTATTACGAGAAGATGTTTTGTCGTTGTTCAGTCCAATAACAAGATTATCTACATTCAGAGATAGTGTTGCGCAGATTAGCTTGGTTGAGATATCAAGACCAAATGTTACAAGTACATTTTTATAACCTTGTTCATTTAAGTTGAGTAGATCGCCAATACTTTCCACAAAAATGATTGTTCGAGTATCATTGATTGCATCAACTGTCTCTACGTTCGCGTAGAGGGGGTAAATCCACCCTTTCTTGCGCCCCACATGCTTCCACTTGGGTCGACCATCCAAGCTACTCATATCGCGTCCAGAGAAGCCATGAATTTGGTTATGTTCATTATAGATAGGAAAGATGAATCGATTGTTTAATTTTCCTGTTGTAGCGTATCCACCTTTGAGTGATTTTAATGTTTCTGTTGAGATACCTTTATCGTTATAAAACTTGTAGTGAGGTAATAACCTATCTAGGCAGGCTTCTGGGTATATTTCTTCCATTTCTAATTTTTCTGAGAATGTTAATTTGTTGTAATTTGCTCCAAGATCATCTTCTTCTATAAAGTCCTTGACTTGATTTTTATCATTTGTTCCTAATGTTATCTCCACTAATCTCTTAAAGGGAGAAAACGAACTGTTTTGAACATGATCCTTCCAGACACCTGTGTTTTTGTATATTTGAATCGCAGTTTTATTATCTCCATTTCGAAACATAGCATTGGTCTGCCAGTAAGCTCCTCTATCAGCTAACTTGTAACCCAACCTAGTTAGAGAATCTTTAATTTTTTCAGGATTCATATTTACAAATTAGGAACTTCATCACGCATATCTTCAAGTATACCAACTCCCTCTGAGTCCATATGTTCTATCATGTCAACGAGGTCGCCTTTTTCTTGAATGCTGAAGTTTTCCATGTGGAGGTTGAGGTAATTTTTGCGTTTACTTCCATCAGGCATTTCAACAGGCTGCAATGCCCTATGAACATCTTGTCCAAGCCAGCGATATTTCAAACAAATTAATTTATGAGTTCCAAAGCCATCTGGCTCTTCTTGAATTTCATCCATAGTTTTCTGTCGAAGCAAAAATAAGTGAGAGCAAAACTGTGTGATTTGATCTGAAAGAGAAACTATGCTTTCGTCATCAACTACATTATCAGAGCTTCTGTTATTTGTTATACCGAGTCGATTACTTTGGACACTTGTTAGCATTGCAACTGTCGGAGCGCCGTTAAAGCACAACTCTTTTTGAATCAATTGCTTAAACTTATCAACCATGCGCCCCACTGTCTCCCAACTACTTGCTCCATTTTGGCGCTCGTATGTTGTTTTAATATAGTCAAAACTAAAGATCATTGGGTTTCCTCTACCCACCTCTGAGTAATAAAATCTTCGAATGATATTAAGCATACTCTCAATACTATGTCCCGCTACATTATAATAATAAAATTTAAAATCTTTTACTTTTTTCCAGGTTGATCGAACTTTATCAACAATCTCTTGACCTGCCTGCCTCCACCTTCCAGTTTCGAGAAGGTGCATCGGCACTCCAGAAAGAGCAGAGCACTGACGAACAATCAATTCTTCCTTACTCATTTCTCCATTATCAAAATGCAGGATTGGGACATTATTATTTATTGATGAAACTTTTGTACAAAAGTCCATGCAGAATTGGGTTTTACCAACACCTGCGCGAGCAACAACAACTGTGATGTTTCCAGGACGAAGAAGAGAGCCATATAGTTCATTCACTCGTTCGTGTGGGCCCATTAGTCCAAATTGATCGACTGGGTTATTACCCCTTTCTTCAATAAAATCTTCCATGTCATCAAATAAGTTCTCAGGCTTACTTGACCCAATTTCGTATAGATTTACTTTGTCGTTATATATTTTATCTGCTTCGCTAACAATATCATCAAATGTCGAGCTTGCAGCCATATTCTTCATATTTTTTGCAACCTCGAGAGAGGAGTTGTGTATTTCGCGACGAACAGTTATCTTCTTTAGCTCCTGTGCAGCTTTAACCACACCATCCTTTGATATCTGCCTCATTGAAAGGGCTTTAATGTAGTCTGCTATATTTATATTATCCTCAAAGGATATATTTAAAGACTGGACTCTTTGCGCAAGCAGTACTTCGTCGAGCGCATCTCCGGATTCAAGAGCTTGCCTTAGTACGCAAAAAATTGTTCTGTTAACGATTGTATTTTTATCAAAAAAATCATTTTGATCTATGAATGCAGCGATGAGAGGGTAACTCTCTGGGTATTTTATCAGACCTGCAATTAAGTGTTGTTCGAGTTCGTAAGAATAAACCATTCTTACATCTTATCAGAAACCCGCTTAAAAGTCAAGGGGTTTCTTCGTCGCCAAAATCTTTTGGAAAGTTAAGTTCTATTTCTTGCGCAGAAACTTGCTCAAGATATTGCTCAAGAGCTTTACGTAAACCCATCTCTACAATTGGAGATGTAGCCTTGGTGATTACCGAAGGAAGTCCGTCTTGATTGACATACGAAAGAATAAATCCGCTGTCTCCATTTGTTGAACCTGTAAATTCAAACAATTGATTAATCATATTTTCTGGCAACTGAAAGCTTCCCAAGTTTTCGGGATCAATAAAATCATCATTCATAATATATATTACACCAACTACAAAATAACACCAAAAGTTTCGAAAAGTTTTTCATTAACTTCGTCTCCGTCATATATTTCGACAAGTTGTATATCATTTAATTCACAAAATTTTAATTTGTCTTGATCTCTTCTTAATTGGTTGATGTAATTGATTTTATTTTTTCCATGGAAGAATGGAACATATTTTGTGTGTTGCCTGCCTTGAACTTCAATTGCTATTTTTTTATTAGCGTTATAAAAGTCTAGAGACAACCTGCTTCCCGCAACAGGAAACTCTTCAAATACAATATGATTACTCCAATACTTTTTAAGGAATTGTTTTGCGTTATACTGTATTTTACTGCGACTTTTACCGTCCCAGTCAATCAAATATTTTTTTGCTTTTTTAACGGTGCGAGTCGCACCCATCAAAGTCTTAAAGCGCATTCGTCAACTTCTTGAAATCTTCGTAAAGAAAATCTGATAATTTTTCGTTTTGTTCTAAGAAATCGATAATTCTCTGCTCTCCTTGAAACTTTTCATTAATTTCCAGTTTTTTATCTAAGAGCTCTTTTATTAAATCTTCTGACACAGATATCCATGCTCCCTTTTTTTCAATCAAATTAAATAGATATAGCATATCTAGTATTTCTCGAGCCCTCCATACAGATTTTCCATCTTTCTGGCCATATTTAATTGGGTATCTTGCTGTTGACCCTGTTTTTTCATTCACTGTCTTTCGAAATTTTATTTTACAGTAATGACCTATAGGTTCACCTTTTTCGTCAAGCTTGGTTGCTGTTGGATTTTTAAATATTAAATCCGAGTTGTACCTCTCTTCAAATTCAAGAATAAAGTTTGCGTAGTGCTTAATTGCATTTCCTCCCGCCTGTTTTACTTTTGGTCCTCCTCTGGCGGCATATGGGTTTGTTGCTACCTCAACCCTAACTTGACTTGTTAGAATCATTGTGTGTCCCATCTTGGTGATTGGAAGCACCATTTTCTTCAAGAATACTGAAGTGATTAAGGCTCCACCTGCAACCTGTTCGCTTTCTGCAAATGGTTTATCAATATCTCCAATCCTACATAAAGCGTCAACACTATCAATAATAAACATGTATCTCTTGTCATCTTCGTTCTGAAAGACAAGTTCTCGAATTAACTCGAATACTTTTTCAAAAATATTGCAATCAAAGCAAAAAAACTTTTCTGGATCTGTATCAATACCTGACCGTTCAATCATTTCCGGACTAAAACGACCTTCGCTTTTGATATAAATGATCATTCCTTTTTTGCCAAAATGTTTTTGAAAGTTTCTGGCAAAAGCCATAGCGCAACTTGTTTTTCCACCTTCGTTAATTCCCGTGAATCTATGTGCCCCACTCGGCAACCCGCCACCAAGGGCTATGTCTAAATTTAAGCTTCCACTCGGAATCTTATATTCCTCACCTTTGAAAAAGTTGTAGTGATATTTTTTATTATCCTTGTCGGATAAAAACTTTGCTATTTGATCTGTTGTCTGTATTTCTTTAGTTTTGCTCATCTATAAATTGTCGTATTGTTTTAGGTTTTTTCGATAAGATTTTATCTTCTCCTGTTTTTTCTCCAAGAGGAATCTCTATTTTTTCAGGAATTTTATAATTGAATTCGCGGTATTTCTTTCTTATTTTTTCCAATCCGTAGTCAGACCGAAGCATTGCAAGAGACGGAACTTTATCAATTGTCATACGTTTCCAAAAATTTTGATTTGGAAACATTTCAAGTAGGTCATTGAGCAACTTCATTTCTCGCGCCCAAAACATACGCTTTTGTTTGTCCGGTTCGACTACTAGTTTTTTAATTAAATCTCGCTTGTTGAGTTTTTTCACTCAACCAGTGTAACCTATTTTCTTTGGGATGTCAAGCAGAAAAAAAGTAATTTGGTCGATGCTTGCGGTAATCTCTGTTGCTCATTCTTGAATCAATAGTAGATGTTATTTTTTTATTGTATGTTGCTTCAAGCTGCTGTTTATCGCGATCAGGGCATTCTTTATCAATTTGCTCTACTAGCGTAATAAATTTACTTATTTGATCTTGCGTATAATCATCTTCTTTTTGAAAAATATGTTTTCCGCTGATAGATGATGGAACTATTAATTCAAAGTGTTTGTTATCGATAGAATGTATTTGTACCGCGAAAAGCTTTTGATTTTTGATCACAAGATTTTCTTCGAGTAGTTCATTCTTTTGATCGATGAGTTGCGCGATTTTGTTTTTAAGTTCTGGATTTGGGTCGGGAATTGGAGTGTTTCGCAACTCTTCGTTTTCTGCTTCAAGTTTTGATACAAGCGCTTCAAGATCAGAGTTTTTGTTTAACAATTCTGCTTTTTCACTTTCGAGCTCTGCAGTTTGAGTTTCTAGATTTTGTTTTTGTGTTTCAAGATTCGCGGTGGTTGACTCAAGGTTGATTCGATTTGCGTCAAGATCTTTGTTTGTTGATTCAAGGGCTTGTATTTGATTTTTTAATTTTTCAAATTGTTCTATATTTATACATATTTCTGATTTTAACTGTTCTATTTTTTCTTTGTTTTCTTTGTGGTTTCCAAAAACTTGTTTTATTTCGCGCGCGCTTTTTATTGTTTCATCTGCTTTGCTAAGTATTTTATTTTTTTGTATTTTTATTTCTTTTATTTCATCTTGTGCAATTTGTTTTTGATTGATCAATTGTTCAAGCTCGGCCGTTATTGCGCTTGTATCTTCTTGTTCAAGTAATTGTTTTTGTGCTTCTAGTTTTAGTTTGCGTAGTGTTTCTTTACTGCTGGAAATTTCTTGTTGATATTTTTTGATTTGATTTTCATTGAGTTCAATCATTTTACGATCTTGTTCAATATCTTTTTTACGTTCTTCGAGATTAAGTTCTTCTTGTTCGACAGCTTTACTTTGCAGTTCCATTTCTGCAATCTTTTCAATTACAATTGTTTCATCTTGCATGGTTTTAGGAAATCGCTTGCTCAAGCTTATGTGCGCCGCAAGAACTAGTAATACAGCTAATGGGTCAAATACAAAAATTAATATAATTATTACCATTCTTACGGCTTTACCGATATCAAATTCCATGCCCGTAAAATCTGCAACCAATTCGGCAACATATTTAATGGGGCCAACTTCAGCTTCAAGCTGACGAGATCCGTCATCTAAATCAAATTTCTGTACTTCTAGTTCATCAATCTTTTCTTGAGCGGTTGCAATATTAGAGTTGTATTTTTCTATTTTTTCTTCCGTGTTTTCCGGTTTATCAAATCCTATGTTTTGATATTCTTGTATGCGTTTACGAATGTCAGATATGAGTGCAGATGTTTCGCTTCTGTATTTTGATATGCGATCTTCAATATCTTTTTTCTTGGAGGCAAGCTCTTCCCGCTCTGTAGCCTGCTCGGCAATTTTGTTTTCTATATCTTTCTTTTTGTTCGAAAACAATCCACCGGGTTTATTTTGTAGCGTATTTAATTCTTCATTAAGTTTGTTGATTCTATCTTGAATTGGGGTAAGCATTTTACTGTCTAGCGCAATATCTTTTTCAAGCTGAGTTGTGAGTTGGTCTATTTTCTTTTGCTCCAAGTCTATGTTCTCTGTACTCTTATCGCTGCGATTTTGATTTTTATCTTCACTTTGTTGTATAAGTTCTTTTTGACGAGCAATATATTGTTTTTCACGATCAATCTTGGTTTCGACTTGAACCACAAGAGCCGAAGCTTTTTCGGCATGTTGCTCGTGTTCAATATGAGACTTGGATAAAAAGCCAAAGATTCCCATGCTTGTTATACCCATTAAAACAACGATCGCTCCAAAAAGATATATTCTTAATGTTATTGGAGCCGTCTTCCAGTTTTTGTGCAGCCAGATCGCGGCAACAATTTTACCAATTTCGAGTGCAGCGCCCATTGCAATAACCGCTTCAATAGATCCAGGAAATATAGTAGCAAGACCAATGATACTAAAATACGCAGCAATAACAGAAATGCTGAGTGCAGATAATAATGTAAAAATTGAAAAAATCATAATATTTATGAATTAGAGTTCGGGTACTGTTTTTTATTTATCGAATCAACGGTTGAAATATCTTCCCTATTTGAATTCGCGTAATAACCTCCGTTGTCGTTCGAATAGTAATCGCGAGAGCCTTTTGTTGAGGAGGGGTTTATTTCTTGTTGAGATGGATAATTGAATTCTCCTGGAGTAAAATCTCTATTATCATTACTATATCTAAAATTAGAATCTTCTGTGTGCTCACTCATTATAATTATATAAAATTTTATTGTTCAAAAATTTCTGACATTTTAACTGTAATCGTCTGACCATTATCAAGTTCGATAATTGCAAAGATAGCTCCATCATCTGGACCACCTATCTCTTCGTATTGATTGACTATGGAACCTTTAATTTCTCCGTTCTCTGTCATTACTAAACATCTTTTATTTTTTTTGTTGGACATAATTATATATACACGCATACTGTAAAATGAAAAGTTAAAAGTTAACTTTCGACTTTTGTTAGACTTTACTTTAACTTTTGTGTACCATAATAAATGAGCAAGAGAAAATACGTCAAGCGCTCCGATTATTGGCAAAAGTTTAACAAAAGTGAACCTCAAGATTTGAGGGACTTTGTTGATTCCTCCATGGTTGGTCCTTCATCGGCGGGCGAGCCTTATTATATAGAATCCCAGGCAGCTTATGGTCGAACAAAATCTGGGTCAGAAGAGTTTGTTTCGAGACGCAATGCAGCGCATAAATCTGATAAAAAGCACAGGTTTTCTAATATTTCCAGTGGAATGTTGCCGTATGTATATGGAAGTGACGGAGTGAATGTTCGTGACACTATAGAGCTTTGCCAAAAAGCATATGCGAACATTTCGGTGTTTAGAAACGCAATTGATGTGATGTCTGAGTTTGCTAATTCAAACATATATCTCGAAGGTGGAACTCAAAATTCCAGAGACTTTGTATATAAGTGGTTTGATAGAATTAACTTGTGGAATTTGAAGGATCAGTATTTCCGTGAATATTATCGAAGTGGAAATATATTCATGTACCGTGTTGATGGTAAATTTTCCAAATCTGAATTTGATAAACTAACTAAAATATATGGATCCTCTCTAGCACTTAAGCCTGGAAATTTACCTGTTAAATATATTTTATTAAATCCTTATGACATTGTGGCTACAAAAGGTTCTTCTTTTGAGACAGGTTTATACGAGAAGATTTTGAGTGAATATGATATTGAAAGACTTAAGAATCCTAAAACCGAATATGATCAACAAGTGTATGAAGCCTTAGATTCCAGTATTAAGGAGAAGATTCAAAGTGGTAAATACAATAGCGATGGAATAAGAATAAAACTTGATCCAGGTCATCTTGTATATTCATTTTACAAAAAACAAGATTACGAACCGTTTGCTATTCCATTTGGATATCCTGTTCTTGACGACATCAACTTTAAGTTGGAGCTTAAGCAAATAGATCAAGCTATATGTCGTACAATTGAGAATGTAATATTGTTGATAACAATGGGCGCCGAGCCAGACAAAGGTGGAATTAACCCAAGAAACATGGAGGCAATGCAGAATCTTTTCAAGAATGAAAGTGTTGGCCGCGTTCTTGTGAGTGATTATACCACCAAAGCTCAATTTGTTATTCCCGACATAGGGAAAGTTGTTGGCCCGGCAAAGTATGAGGTTATTAATAATGACATCAAGGAAGGTTTGCAGAATGTTATTGTGGGTGATGAGCGCTACAGCAATACGCAGGTCAAGGCAAAGATATTTCTAGAGCGCCTCGAGGAGTCACGTAATGCATTTATACATGACTTTCTGCAACCACAAGTTAAAATGATTTGTCAAAACCTTGGTTTTAGAAAGTACCCAACTGTAAAATTTGAACAAACCGATATAAAAGACGAAGTTCAATTGCAGAGAGTTGCAACCAGGTTAATGGAACTTGGCATTATAACTCCAGAGCAGGGTATGCAGACTTTAGAAAAAGGATATTACCCTAAACCTGAAGAGATGGAGCTTGCTCAAAAGAAATACATTGACCAAAGAAAAGAGGGTATGTACAATCCTATTGTGGGTGGGGTGCCGATGATCACACCGGAAGTTGGTGATGAAGAGGAGGTTCAACAAGTCAAAAGAGAGGTTGGTAGGCCTGTTGGTACATCTGGGAGTCCTCAACAAAAACAGTCTTCTGCAAAAGAATTATTTTCACGCAAAAACCTTCAACAAATTATATATGCCACAGAAGAGTTGAGAAATGAGGGTTACAAGCAAATGCGCAAGAAACTCAGCAAAACCAAACTTAAGAAAACTGAAAAGTTGATGATTGATGAGTTGTGCGAGTCGGTAGTCCTTGCATCTTCTGAATCTGATTGGTCTGAAAAATTAATAAATTGCATAAATGATCCAGATTGTATAGAACAATTAAACGCAATGAATGAAATTCAAAATTTATCGCTTAATCACGATTTGGATTTGTATTCTGCAGCGCTTTTGTACCACAGTAACAGGAAGGGTTAATCGATGGGCGCGTTCGAAACTTTCGTTAATGCCAATTTAGGCATAAGAAAGCCTCTTATTACAGACGCGGGGCCTCCGTCTGGCAGTGCAAAGGCTGCTGGTATTGTCGGTTCTCACTATATCGATTCTGATACAAATTACATTTACGAAAAAACTGGAGAAAATAATACCACTGATTGGGTAAGAATTCGTAGGCTTGGTGAAACTTTAAATGATGCAATCAATGCGCAAAGAACATTCTCCACATCATTAAACATTCCAACTGGAGTTGACGCATTATCTTTCGACTATTCAAGCATCGGTGACACAACAAGTTATTCTTCCCCTCCACAAGTAAACATTTCTTTAAGAACTGACGAAATGCCGGAATCATTTTATAGTTATTCAACTTATGCTGTTTCAACAACTGGTTTTAGTGTAGCTTTTTCAGACTCAATACAGGAAACAGATTATTATTTAGATGTTACAGTAAATCGAGATTAATTCGTGTAATGTTATAGAACATGAATGTACTGTTAACCGCTAATTTTGATAAAGGTTTATTTTGTAATGGGCTTCAGCAAAATATTGTATTTCTTGCTGAATTGATAAAAGATTTAGGTCACACTCCATTTATTGCTGTGGGGCATGATATTGATAAGTGTATTGATCCTCCTGCTGATATTGTAATGATTGAGCATAAAGAGATTCTTGACTTGCCGAAAATAGATTATATACTACAAACTGGATGGGTTGTTGGTAAAAATATGATCGACTTCTTGAAAACAAAAAATCCATCTTGCAAAAACATACATGTTCATTACGGTAATCGATTGTTGGCGGATGTAGAGCAATGTAAATGGGACAATAGGTGTATTAGTCCATATCGAGTTGACGAATGTTGGGTTTCGCCGCACTACGAATTTTCATTTTCTTATTTTAAAACATACTATAAAACACAAAAAGTTTTTGAGTTGCCATATATTTGGAGCCCCAAGTATGCAAAAATGCACAACGACATTTGGAAGGCTGCAGGTCACGATTGTAAATACGCCCCTAATAAAGGAAAAAAAATTGCCATTCTTGAACCAAATTTAAACATGACAAAAAATTGCATTCCTTCTATTTTTATAGTTGAGGAATTAATGAGTCAATATGGTGAGCTTTTCGAGGAATTGATTGTTTATTGTTCTTC